GACACCAAGGGAGGGAAGACCCGGGTGGTGGACATGAGCCGGAAGCTGGACGGCATTCTCCAAGAGCATCGCCTGGAGCGAAAGAAGGAGGCCCTGGCCAATGGGTGGACCATGGGACGTGAAATGGTGTTCGTCAACGGACTGGGCGGGCCGGTGGATATCAACCCCTTCCGGGCCGGGGTGTGGGTCAAAGCGCTTGCGCTGTCCGGCCAGGGGCATCGCCGAATACATGACCTGCGCCACACCTACGCCACCATGCGCATCGCCAAAGGCGACAACATCGCTGACGTGAGCAAGCAGCTTGGTCATCACTCCATTAAATTCACGCTGGATCAATATTACCACTGGCTGCCAAGCGCCGAGGGCCGGGCACAGGTCAACGAACTGGCAGACATGCTAGGGCTGTAGCCTAGCCCCAGAGTCCATTGCCCTGAATGGTATGTTGGAGCTGGATAACCACTGGTAGTGGTTCACGTCTTTCATTTCGGGTACATTGTCCGCATATCTCCGCAAAATGTTATTTCAGGAAAGGACAGAGGGCTAGCCCTTGATGGCTAACCCCCTGTTTTTACTTTGGCAGTCCCAACGGGAATCGAACCCGTGTCTTCGGCGTGAGAGGCCGGTAAAAAGGACAAGGCTAAGTAGCCGGCCATAATCCAAATGCCCTTGTTTTATTTGCTTTTCCTGATTGGCCTATCGCCCGCCAGGGTTCGCCAAAAGCCCAAAAAGGGGGGTATCGTCCGCATATCTCCGCAAAGTCGGTTGGGGGCGCCGATCACGGTTTAACCCCCATCGCCGCCCACAGTTCACGCGCCACGAGCCGGTAGAGCGGCGTCCCCCTGTCAGTCTCCTTGGGCTCCTCGTGCCGAGCCATCTCTTTGAGGCGGTCGCGGAGCCCCTCGGGGAAGTGCTTAACCACCCAGAAGGGCCGGAGCTGGCCGAAGTCATCCGGGTAGGATGACCTGGATTCGGGCTTAGACTCAAGCCGGTCGGCGATAACCGAGAGTTCGTCAGCAAGGACCTCGGTGATAGTGCGACCGCTCGCCGCAGCCTCGATTTTGATGGCGCGGATCAGGGCCTCCGGAAATTCGGGGAGGCTCCACTGGGGCTCGCCGGCATGTTCCTGCTCACGGTATCCCAAGAGTTCTCTCGCCGCTAGCTGTGACTTCATGGTTTCTCCGTAGACTAGTCTAAGGCCGGGGGATAATCAAGCACCGCACACCTCCCCCCACCAGCCGCACCTTGCCCAGGCCAGCGGCCACCAAAGCCGTGATGGTCGCGGGCGTGCCGATGATCACCAGCTTGCTAGTCATCGCGTGCGGCCTCCTCCTCCAAGAGAAAACGCAGGAGGGCACGATACCGGGCGGCACTGGCTTTCCAGGCGGCCCGGGCGGCACTGGCGGCACTGGCGGCCCTATTGACCTCTTTAATCGTGGCGCGGCCAACAGTGAAGGCCCGTAGTATCCGCACAGGGATGCCGCCCAAGACGTCAACGCAGTAGCTGGCCGCAACCCGGTCCCGGGCGGCGGCCTGCTCGGGCGGAACCGCTTGCAGAGCCCAAAGGACGTTGGAGACGGTTTTCCACCCCGGCGCGCCGTGCATATCCAGCAGCAGGGTCAGGGGAATGGGCTGATCGTCGCCCCAGCCGTGGCCGAGGCCATGCACCAGCAGGGCATACTGCCTCTTGCAGGCGGATTGCTCGCGGCACAGCCTCAAACTGGTGGTTAACTGCATGTCTGCTCACTCCTGGGCGGGGGCGGGCTTGGGGGTGCCAACCACCTCCTCCACCAGCCGCACCAGCACATCGCCATGGCAGGGATCGCCGACCGGGCAGAAGCAGCCCAGGCGCTTGCCTTTGAGGGAGGGCAGATGCTGGCGCAAGATCGTATTGGCGTGCAGGTATTCGGCGTAGAGGGCCAGGGAGGCGATAAGCGCCAGACTCTTGGTGCGGTATCCGGGGCCGACATTGTTGGGATAAACGGGCGCACCCCGCCAGAGGAACCAGGGGAAGACATCTATGGGATACCCGGCCGGAGAGGGGAGCACCCGGTACGGATTCCCCCATCGCCCCGGCCGGGTAATCACCACGTCGCACGGTTCCTGCGTCAGGCAGACGCGCCGGGTGCGGCCGTCATGGGGTTTGAACAGGTGCTCGGCGTCGGGCTCGGGCGCGTCGAATAGCCCCAGGCGTCCCGGGTAGGGCACGGGCTTGGGGAAGGCCACGGCGTTGGCCAGCACCCAATGCCACGCGCCGGGCTCGGCCCAGGGGGAGGGATGGTTTTGCACGCAGTCCACCAGGTCAACCTGGCCGATGATGGGGCCGCGCGGGAACTCGTCTAAATCCAGGATGCTGCACTGGACCTCGAAAGATGCGCATCGCTGGGCGATGGTCATGGCCTTGGCATAGTCTTCAATGGTGTCCTTGCCGGCCGCATGAATCAGCAGCGGACCCCGGTATTTCGTCGGGCGGCTGCGGTTCTCGACTGGTTTGATCCCGGCCACGATCAGCGAGGCATTGGGCTGGCGGGTGGACAGGGCCTTCATGGCTACGCCTCCTCAGATGGCACGGTAAGGGATGTATGTCCGTCATAAAGCCCCTCCGCATAGGCGAGCTTGACGTGGCGCAGGATCAGGGCGCGGACCTCCGGGCTGGCCGGGATGGATTCAATACTTTGGGCTATCGCTCGCCTCTCGGCCCAGGTTTCGGCCATGGCTTCCAGGGCGAACATGGCCCGTTCCTCAATGGTGCACATGTCACGCCTCCCCTACGGTTCTTGGGATATACCGACCACCTTCAAGGCGGTCGGCTGTATCTCGCAGGACCTGGATCGTGTCGCACTTCTCGACGTTGGACACGTAGTCAGCCGTGCAAGGGCCGCCCAACCGGAAGATCAGCACGGCGAAGCCCATGCGCTCGCCATAGGCATTGGAAAGGGCCAAATTCAGCATCTCGGCCAGGACTTGGCGGAAGTCCTCCAGCCGGACGGCATCGTTCGCGCTCATCTCATCACCTCCACCACCTTGTTCTCCGCAAACTCTTTCGCCCGCCTCCCCATGCTCAAATCCAGCACATCGCCCTCGATCCACCAGGCCGTCCGGTCAACCACCTCCCAAGAGCCGTCGCGGGATCGGCTGGGCTTGCCGGGCACCATGACCCGGGAGCCCAGGGGGATGGAGCGCTCCAGGCTCCGACTGACGGCCGCATGGTATCCCGGGCGTAGAGGCTTGGTGCTGGCGGTGAACTGGCCGCGTGGGTGCCGGTACATGGTGACCTTAACCTCGAATGCTAGGCGCTCCAACTCTCCGGCCATCCCGGACAGTTGCTCCTCCATGGCGGCCTGGCGCTGGCGCAGAGCCACCACTTCGGCGTCGGGGGCGGACGTGCAGGCGGCCAGGAGCAAGAGGGCCATGAGGAGGAGGCGGCTCACGCTTTGCGCTCCCAATAGAGTCCCCAGCAGGCATCGCATTCCATGGAGCAATTCGGGTCATCTTCTACATCGGGAGGGCATCCCCACCCATCGGGAAGTTGTTCCATGGCCCGATCCAATTGCTCTCGGAGTTCGGACACCTCGGCCTCCAGCGCCCGCATCGGATGCTTGGGGCATGTGCGGATATGGTCGGCGAGCGCATTGGTTCGTGCCTCACCTAGCCAGGCGGCGTCTTCGGCAAGGCGCTCTCCGCAGAAGGCACAGCAGGCGGTGCGATTAGCCGCCTCCAGCTTCATGATCCTATCCCCGCGTTCCAGGACGGCGCGGGCGAGGGCTTCCTTGTTGGGGTCCACGCCAGACCAGCCACCCGTACATGCCTCCAGATATTTCCGCGCGATTTGATCGACCAGATATTTCCGCATGATTTGGTCGACTTGCTCAAGCATGGGGGCACCTCTCCCAGTGGAACGACTTCTCCGCTTCGGCCATGTCCGTGATGAACCATCCCTTCTCGGTTTCCAGCAGATCAACTGACCAGCGCCCGCCCACCGCCTTGCCGGCGGCAGAGGCAAGAACATAAAGTTCTGCCGTATTGCCCATCCAGCAGAGCAGTTCATAGTCAAGATCGGGATTGGCTCCGCCCTGTTCCAGTGCCCCCAGAGGCCAATAGGGGTGATGGCAACGGACCAGTCCGTCTTCCACGAAGAACCTGAACTCCTTGCAGATGGGCATATTGCCGTAGTTGGGGCAGACGCCGAATGGCTTGGTGGGAAGCAACTCACGCACAACCCAGACGTCAAAGGGCAGGCCCATGATCCCGGCCATGGCCGAGTATTCGGCGATGGCAAGAATGTGGGAAGGGATGGATTCGGCAGCCGGCAGAAAGCAGGTATTCTCCCAGCCGTGCTTGCCGGAGGTGTGGTCCGTGCGCAGGAAGCAGGGGAAGCCGATGGAGTCAGCCGCCCCCCGGAGGTCACTGACAAACTGTAGGGATGCCGCCCCCTGTTCTGCGGTGCCATGCTTGCCGTCGAGGGCAGCCCATACATTCCGCTGAGCCTCGCGGTGCATGGGTACGATGATGGTCTTGGGAACAGGAAGGCCGGCGGCCTCCAGCTTGGGGAACCAGTAGGAAAGCCTGGAATGGGGCCGGTCCATAGATAGTTGTCCATCTGCGATACCGGCACCCCTCCACCCACTGGACGCAATCCCCATTTGGAATCGGTTTCTAACTCTATAACAGAGAATTTATTTGCCCAGACGTGCCACCGTAGCCACCACCCCGGATCAGTCGGCGTGGGGACGTTGACGTGCGCGTAGGTCACTTTGTCCATCCCAGTTCTTTCCTGGCCGCTTCGATGGCCCGGTTGATCCGCATGAACTGTTCTGCGTCGCCGCCCACGTCAGGGTGATTTGTCCGGGCCCTGGTCCTATAGGCTGACTCTGCATCCGCCAGCGTGCAGGCCGGGCCCAGCCCCAGCACATGGCGCCAGTCCTCTGCGGCCGGCGCCGGCAACCGCAGATACCCCGCGAACGCCTGGTCAAGGGTGCCCACCTTGTAGCGGGTGATGGCCCGCTGGGCGGCGATGGTCAGGCCTATGGCCCGGATGTTGTCCCGGAGAGAATCCCAGGCGTCCGAAGCCATGACGTGCGGCTTGCCGCCCAGCCGAAAGTAGACGGCGACACCCGGGTCATCGGGGGTCCGGTAGTTGGCGTAGGGGAAACCGTCGCGCCTGAGCGGGACGTTGCTGGAAATGATGACGCTATGGTCTGGTGCCCCCAGGCGTTTTAGTTCCGACAGCAAGTCCCGCTGGGCACGGTCATGGCTCACCTCAAATCGGGCCCTCTGCCGCTTGCCCGGGGGAGTGCGCGGCCAGTCGTCAGGCCAGGATAGGGGGTAGGCGTGGATGTCATCCATTTTTGACCTCGGCCATTAGGCAGGCGCGACAGCGTAGACGACGAGGGCGACCCTTAGAATCAGGGGCGTACTTTAGGGCTTGGTAGAAAATGTCGCATTCGGCACGAGTCTCCCCCACCCATTGGTTTTGGCAGCTTCCGCAGAATCTTTCGTCCCTGGCCGAGCCGATGCTGTACTTCTTGACCACCGTGCGATTCATGCTTCCTCCCTTACCGCTTGCCGGGGCCATATCACGCCAACCAGTAGCTCCACCGAACGGACCGCCCCGCCCTACCCCGCGCGCCATAGCCCGGGAAGGGAAGCCAGCCGATGCGCCTGGTGCTGAGGCCGACCTTGCCGGCGCAGACCCGGCCTAAGCCGCGGTAGATGCTCTCCGGGTCCTTGAGGGGGCGGGAGCATCTGTTGCACCGAGGGGACATCAGTCCTCCAGGCCCAACGAACGAGACTCGCGGCGCATGTCCTCTAGGTGCTCCCGCAAATCGGCGTCATGCTCCTCTTGCAGGAGACGGTTCTCACCCTCCTCCGGGTCGCCGGTGCCCATGCAGGTCATGCAGCGACGACCGGGGCCCTGGGGAGGGTAGCCCACATGGCCGGTGCCCTGGTAGTCTGGACAGGGGGTGTTGGTGAGCATCAGATTACCTCGCCCTTATTTCTTCTGGTTGTTTCACGGGGAACAATCAACCACCATGGGTGGTAAGCAGATCAATCCTCATCGACCGCCATCACCGTGATAACCGGCTCGCCATGGTCGCCGGGACCGAAGTGCGCCTTGAGGGCCACCAGTCGACGCTGCCTGGCCTTTTGGATGTAGTACAGCCGGTAGTAGACAAGGCCCTTGGCCTGTAGGCGTCTGATGGCAAAGCGAAGCATGGACAGCGTGTCCCATAGCCGGCCGCCCTCGCTCTGGCCGTAGGGGATGGAGCGCGGGTCAGGGGTGATGTAGCGGGCCCAGACCGCTCGAGTCACGGCCACCGGCCACTTGAAGCCGCACTCCCTTGCCGTATCGCTAACGTCCACCAGGCCCCCGTCCTCTATGGCCTGAGCCCGGGTGTGGGCGTAGATGGCCTCGCCGAAAGGGCCGCCCTGGGTTTCGGGTTCCTGCTGTTTCGCCGCTTCCACGGGGGCCTCCATTGAGTTGAGAGTTTTATACTAGTCTATACTGCCAGGGATGGCAAGTAAATAATTGCAACCGACCTAATTATTTAGGCCTTTCCAAGGATTGGTGCCGCGCGGCGGGCTGGCAGGAAGAGACGCTCAGGTTGGTGGGCTAGGCGATTTTGACCACCAGTTTGGTTCCCAACTTGCCCGGCCTTCGCCAGCGTTGCGAGGCATGAGGCTTCACCAGCTCTATCCTCGCGCTACCCACCACAGCCGCACGCTCTCCAACAGCGCCCAGGCGTCGGCTGGGTGGAGGGCACGGAGGCGGGCGACCAGGGCCGCCAGGTCCACGCCCCACTTGTCGGCCAGGCCGTCCGGGGCGGAGTCCTCCACCTCAGCCGCCAGGAGGATCGGCAACGCCCGCACGTGCTCGGGCACGTAGAGGTAGGCATTGAGCACGTCGCGCAGGCAGTCCGTCTCCTGCGGGCTCAGGGTGGGGGCGCGGCCTACGCCCTGGAGCGTCAGCCGGTCCTCGCGCAGTTGGCCTCCCCGGCTCTGGCCGTGGCGGGCCAGCCACTCAGCCTCGGGCTGTGGGGCGTAGATGCTGCTCGCGCCGGGGCGCTGGCGTGGGGGACTACCTGGGTGCATAATATTTTCTCCTTTTGGTCGGGGCGGCTGGATTTGAACCGGCGACCTCCGGCACCCAAGGCCGGCGCTCTGCCTGACTGAGCTACGCCCCGAGCTATCTAGTCACTCTCCCAGGGGCCGGATTGCGCCGGCCCGAGGGGCAGGGACTAGGCGGCGTCCTCGTCCTCGCGCAGGGCGTCTCTGATCTCCTGGAGCGCCTCTAGCAGGGAGCCGTAGAGCATTATGTGGTCGCGGGCGGCGACGTACTCCAGGTCGGGCAGGAGCGCCCGCAGGTCCTCGTCGGTGGTATCGGCGGTGATCCCCACCTCACCGGCGGCCTGATCGTCGGTAGCGTCCCCCCGGAGCCACTCGCTGGCCTCCCAGGCGCTCCAGTCGGTGTCGGGCAGGGCCTCTAGCAGGCGGGCCAGCTCGTACTCGGCGTCCTGGGCGTCGTCGTCCAGCACGCCCCGCAGGTCGGAGCCCTCTCCGCGCACCTCACCGCCCCGGTACACGCGCTCCAGGGCCTCCCGGATCGGGCTGTGGGCGTCGTCCAGGGCCTCCTCCAGGTCCTCAGCGTCAGTGGTGGGGCGGAGGGTGTAGGTGCGATCCACCCCGTACCAGCGCCGAGGGCTCGTGCCGGGGTCGTACCAGCGGGGGGAGATATCCAGGCTGATCCTGCCCGTCTCCAGGTCCAGCACCAGCAGCGTGTCGTGGCTGCCGATGCGCTGTCCGTCCTGGTAGTCGAGGGCTATCTGCCAGGGAGGGAGCCCCTGGCGGGTGTAGGTGGTGGCGGGGGCGGTGCTCTCAGTGGTATTCTCTCTCTGGCTCATCTCGTACCTCCTATCAGGTCGGGGTGGGTCCGGGCTGGCTGCCGTGGCTGCGGTGGTCAGCCCTCACTATCTGATATTAATATATCGCGTATATATATCCGTGTCAATAGGTATTATTGCACAAGATTGTTACAATGACTGCTATACGCTTGGTGGGCTATGCCGCCTCTTCCGTCGAGCGCGTTGAGTTTCTGCACCAGTTCCATGGGGCTCAGGTCCTCCCGCTGGATATTCTCGATCAGCGACAGCTCCGCCTTCTGGCGCTTGGTGACGCTGATGGCCCGCACCGGCACCGGTCGACCCTGATACCGAGTGGTCATCCTGCAGGCCCGCCAGCGGCGCTCACCGGCCGACCAGGGCGGGATTGAGGTTAAGGGGGTGGCCGGTGGCATCGTGAGTGAGTGCCCCGGAAACCCAGGTCAAATCCCCCAGCCCGCCGCCCGAGCAACCCATGCCCATGCCCCGACGGGGCTTGCCAAGGGGCTGGATGGCCGTCCAGTGGTTGCGCTTGCGACCAGCCAACCGCGAACCGTTGCGGTAAATTTCCATGCTCATTCCCTCCCCACCAGCGCCGGGTTGATCTTCTTGGATGGCATGTTTGAGAAGCCAAGGTGCCCAGCAAAAACCGCCCACCTATATATATATACTAGTATAAGCGGCATGACTTGTCAACAATAAAAATGCCTACAATGCAATAAAATCAGCTACCTGCCCTATTTAACCGGCCTCGTAAAATGCCCGTAGAGCCACGATCTCCGCACGGCTGGTGTGATGATATGGGCAAAAATCGGGAGTTTGGGGCCGGTAAGACGATCCGGAAAATAAATGCGTTGTAATTTTAATTATTTATGGCGGCGGATGCTAAACAGGAGGCAAAAAGGCGGGGGAGAACAAGGATAACCCGTGAGGAGATCGGACGTTATGGGCCACTTTAGCTCATTTGGTTATTTTTTCATTAACATATATCACTATTGGTGGTATTATCGCCAGGAGGACCACCATATGAGGGCACCATGCAAGTAAAATCTTGGCCAATCGACAAGATAAAGCCCTACCCCAACAACCCCCGGGTGATCCCCCAGGCGGCCGTTGACGCCGTAGCGGCCAGCCTGAAGGCCTACGGCTTCCGCCAGCCCATCGTGGTGGATGAAGAAGGCGTGATCATCGTGGGCCATACCCGCTTGCGCGCTGCCCAGCAACTCGGCATGGACAAAGTGCCCGTGCACCAGGTAGAGGGCTGGGCCGAAGACCAGAAACGGGCCTACCGCTTGGCAGACAACAAGACCGGCGAGGGGGCGGATTGGGACGTCAAGGCTCTGAATATGGAGCTGCAAGCCCTGGGTGCTGGGGATTTCGACCTGGATTTGACCGGCTTTGATCTTGACGAGCGTCGGGACATCGCCGATTTGGCCCTGCAGGTGGACCTGCGGGAGCCAGGCGAAAGCAATGAGCGCGCGCTGGGCGATAAGGGGAAGCAGATCAGGGTGGTGCTCTACGCAGAGCAGGTGCACCAGCTTGAGGCAGCGCTCAAAAAGACCGGAGAGAAGAACCGCGCCGAAGCCCTCATGAAAATCTGCGAGGCCTACCTTGGCAGCCGGGCCTAAAAAGGACAACTCCACCCTGCGCCAGAAGGTGGCCCTGCGCCGAAGCGCGCTCCAAGCGCTGGGGGGGGGCGCTCCTGTAATCCTGGAGTCCCACGGCGGCAAGGGCGAAATCTTCAAGCGCTGCTACTCCCACGTCGAGCAGGGCGTCGTGTTTGAGACAGACCCGCGCAAGACCGCGGTCCTATCCCGCCAGCGCCCCACCTGGGCCGTGTACGAAGCCGATTGCGTCTCTGCCATGGGTGCCGGCGTCGGCTTCCACCTGCCCTTCAACTTCGCCGACTTCGATCCCTATGGCGATCCATGGCCGGTGGTCAAGGCCTTCCTGGGAAACGCCGACCATCTGGCCGGTCGTCTGGTGATCGTGGTTAATGACGGCCTGCGTCAAGGGGCCAAGATGGGCATAGCTTGGCAGTGCGAGTCCTTGCAAGAGGCTGTGGCCGAGCACGGCAACGCCTTCATCTACGAGCATTACCTGACCGTCTGCCAGGAACTCATGCAAAAGGCCGCGGCCCAGGCCGGGTACAGTCTGAGCCGATGGACCGGGTATTACTGCGGCCACGCCAAGCAGATGACCCACTACGCCGCTGTTTTGGAGCGGAAGGCATGATCGGTAGCGCGCACCAGGTCGGCCTTGAGGTAGTAGGTGCCCTTGGTTTCCACGCCATGGGGCCGGAACCGCCGCTTGAAGCCATAGAACTGCAACAGCCGTTCGGCCTGGTCACGGAAGTTCACCCAGTCAATGCCCGCCTCGATCTCCCGGAAGTGGTTCAGTTTGCCGACCTTAAACTGGTCAACGAAGCTATGCCCCAGGCGAATCATCTCCAGGGATTGGGCCGGGTCAACGACCGGCTCCAGGCTGGCCCAGGTGGGGATGCCCAGCCGGTGGGCCTCCTCCAGGGTGTCCAGGCGGTCCCGGGGAAGTGCGGCCAAGGGCTCCCACTCCAAGCTGTCATTGCCATTGATGAAGGTCAGGGTGGAAGCGAAGGACGCTCGGCCCTTGGACCCAGCCAGAAGGTCGAAGTCGCGGATGGCCCGGGCCCCGCCCTTGGTGAGCACGTCCAGCTTGAGCCCCAGCATGGGGGTGAGCAGGATTTCAAGTGCCCGCCGGGTAAGCCGCTCATTGACCTCGCAGGGCTGGTAGGGGTCGCTGGTGAAACTCAACAGGATGGAGCGGGGGTCGCCCGCGAATTTGGTTGCGTCTTTCTCCAATTGTCGGAGTACATCTGGCCGGGGGCGAACGTCGCCATGGAAGGATTCCCGGTCCGTCCTGGTGGCATCGGGGGCATAGCAATACTTGCACCCGTGACTGCATCCCTTGTAGAGATTGGCAGCCAGAGGGGCGTATTCCAGGGCCGGGCCTTTGGGTTCGTAAATGATGCTCATGAGCGCTCCTTGGTTTAGGTCATTATCTATTTTATCAACAAATACGGGTGGCTGCAAGGTAAATCGGTGGCGGAAGAAGGAAAAAAGAAGCGCGGGCGCACTCCAAATGCTGGGGTTAAGAAAGGTTCCCGGCAATGGGATTACGCGCCCATACGTACCGCCTATATCGAGGGCATAGAGGGGGAAGATGGCAAGCGTCTATGGCCAACCTTTCGCGAGGTGGCGGAGAGGTTTGGTTGCCCAGCTGGCAATTTGCGCGCCAGGGCTGGCAGGGAAAAATGGTCAGAGGCCAAAAGCAAGTTTAAAGCCGACTTAGAGCAGGCGGCCCGCGCTAAATCCCTTAAGCGACTTTCCGATGAAGCGACCGACTTTGACCTCGCAGCGCTCAAGGCGGCCAAGGCGGGAATTGCCGAATGTACCCGCCATTTTATCCGCATAAACAAGCAGCGGCAGCTTGACCCAGAGGCTTCCTATCCCGAGCGCGACCTCGAAGCTGTGGGCCGGGCCCTGGCGGGGTTCCACAAGACCGGCCGGCTGGCCATGGGGCAGCCTACGGAGTCAACCGAAACCAGCACGCCCGAAAGCCTCGACCTGAAGAAGTACCGCGACATGCCGCCTGACCTCCGGCGCCGAAAGCTGGTCGAGGTGGCCGAACGTCTAGCCGGGGCAGAGGAGGGTAGCTAGAAATGTGCAGCCGTGAGGCACTGCTGGTGGAGCGGTACCAGCCGGCGGAGGATGCGGAATGAGCGCAGAGGCAGTTGAACTGGGCAGCAAGCGGCCGCACGTGGCAGGCACCGCCTTCTGTCTTGACTGCAAGCACGAGTGGGGGGCAGCGGCCCCTGTAGGGGTGACGTGGATGGAGTGCCCCGCGTGCGGGCTAGAGCGCGGGCGCTTCAAGTTCTCCTGCCAGCGCGACGGGTTGGAGTGGAGGTGTAACTGCGGCAATGACCTGTTCCACATGAAGCCAGCAGGCATCTACTGCCCCAACTGCGGCGAATGGCAGCAGGGATTCTGATGACCAAAGCCTTCGCCGCCATAGCCCGCAAGGCCCAAGCCGGGGAATTCGGCCCCAGCCAAGAGGCCGAGGCTTTGATGGTGGTGGAGGCCCTGGATTATGATAAGGCCGAAGAATCGCTCTTCCACTTCACCAAGGCGGCCTGGCCAGTGGTGGAGGGCGCGCGCAAGTTCAAACCCAACTGGCACCACAAGGCTATCTGCGATCACCTGGAGGCGGTGACCCGGGGCGATATCCTGCGCTTGATCATCAACGTGCCGCCGCGATCCACCAAGTCCACCATCGTGGGCGTCATGTGGCCGGCCTGGGTTTGGGCCAAGGACCAGAGCAAGCAGTTCTTGACGGGTTCCCATGGCGCGCCCTTGGCAATCCGCGACGCTCTCAAGACGCGCCGCCTGATCAACTCGCCCTGGTACCAGGAGCGCTGGCCTCAAGCGCAGTTCACCGGAGACCAGAACCAAAAGACTCGGTACGAACTCAAGGGCGGCGGACACAGGATCATCTTTGGCATGGGCTCGGGAGTCACCGGCGAGGGTGGTGACTTTCTGGTGATAGATGACCCACACCCGGCCAAGGAAGGCATGTGGTCCGAAGCCAACCGTCTGGCAGTGGCCGAGTCCTATGACCAGGAGTTGTCCACCCGCCTGAATGATCCCGAAAAGTCCGCCGTGGTCATCATTATGCAGCGCCTGCACCAGCGCGACCTGACCGGACATGTCCTGGCCAAGGAGCCAGGACGCTGGGAGCACCTGCGGTTGCCCATGGAATTCGAGCCGGGCGACGTCTGCACCACCTCCCTGGGGTTCCGCGACCCGCGCACCGCAGCAGGAGAACTCCTACAGCCCGACCGCTTCAACGCCGCATGGCTGGCGGCCCAAAAGATGCTTCTGGGCACCTATGGCGTGGCCGGCCAGCTTCAGCAGCGCCCGGCCCCCATGGAGGGCGGCATCATCAAGCTGGCCTGGTTCAGGCGCTATTCCGCCCTGCCCAGCCGCGACCAGTGGATAGAGGTGGTCCAGTTCTGGGACACCGCACAAAAGGCTAATGAACTGCTCAACTGCCCCTGGGTCTGCGGAACCTGGGTACGCACCGCAACCGGCCTATACCTCAAGGACGTTCATCGCCAGTGGATGGACTACCCGACCGGAAAGCGCATGGTGGCCAGCTTGGCGGAGCGCGAGAACCCCAGCGCGGTGGTCATCGAGGAGGCCAGCACCGGGGCTTCGTTGCTCCAGGAACTGCCCAAAGAAAAGCGCCTGCCCTTGGTGCCCTTCCGGCCGGAGAGCGACAAGGTGACCCGGCTGGCCGTCGAGTCGCCAGCCATTGAGGCGGGGACCGTCTGGCTGCCGGAGTCCGCGCCCTGGCTGCCAGACTTCGAGTCCGAACTGGCCAATTTCCCCGCCAGCGCCACCAAGGACCAGGCCGACATGCTCAGCATGGCCCTCAACTATTTCCGGGTACCGCGCACCAGCCGCACCACCATTCACCGCTTCAGCCTGTAGGAGGCTACCATGGCCTATTCAACTGCCGCCGCCAACGTCGCAACCCCGATAGGGGACGTAATTGAAATGGCCGAGGACCTCAAGCTGGTCAAGACCCTATGGGATGGCTGCATGGCCATGCGCCAAGCCGGGGAGCGGTATCTTCCGCGGTTCAAGTACGAGACCCCGATGGACTATCAGCGCAGGCTGAACAGCACCTTCCTGACCAACCAGTTTAAAAAGACCATCAGTTCCATGGTGGGCAAGGTCTTCTCCAAGCCCGTGCAGCTTGGCGGCGACGTGCCCCAGCAAATTGCGGACTGGATGGAAGATGTGGACCTGTGCGGCAATCACCTCAACGTATTTGCCCGCAACGTATTTCAGGCCGCCCTGCGTGACGGGGTGGTGCATGTCCTGGTGGACTACCAGCGGGGGCCGATCGACGGGGCGACGGGACAGCCAGCCACACTCGTTAAGGCGGACCAACAGAAGATGGGGCTGCGGCCGTACTTGGTCATGATCGAGGCCAGCCGGATGATCGGTTGGCGATCCACCATGCAGGGCGGGAAGCAGTCTTTGACACAGCTTCGCTTTTTTGAGAACGCCCAAATGGAAGATGGAGACTTCGGCGAGAAGACGGTGCAGAGGGTGCGCGTCTTTTATCCAAAAGAGTGGGCGTTGTGGGAAAAACAGAAAGACGGCCAAGGAAGGGAGGCTTGGGTTCCGATCCAGAACGGACCGCTGACCTTGGGAGAAATTCCCTTGGTGACCTTCTACGCCAACCGCACCGGCTTCATGACCGCCAGCCCTCCCCTGCTGGACTTGGCAATGAAGAACGTCGAGCACTGGCAGAGTTCAAGCGACCAGCGCAACATCCTGACCGTGGCTCGGTTCCCGATCCTGGCCGGGGCGGGAGTGGAAATAGACCCCGGTCAGGCAAACGAGTCCCCGCTAGGTCCAAACACCATCCTGACCACCAAGGACCCCCAGGGCAAGTGGTACTACGTCGAGCACGCCGGCGCAGCCATCGCAGCCGGCGAGAAAGACCTTCAGCGCCTAACCGAGGAAATGGCCCTGCTGGGACTCCAGATGCTGAACAAGCGTCCGGGCAATCCAACCGCTACGGCCTCAGCCATTGACTCAGCCGAGGACCATTCTGACTTGCAGGTGGTGGCGCTGATGCTCCAGGATGCCATAGAGCGCATGCTGGATTATATGGGCCGGTGGGTAGGTCTGGGAGATGATGCCAGCGGCAGTGTCCTGGTCAACCAGGATTATGGCCTGCTTCAGAACACCCAGGCCGATGACGCCAAGGCGGTGCTGGAACTCAAGAAGGACGGAGACATTTCCAGGCAGGCACTCCTCCAGGCACCCTCTGTGCGGACCCTTCTGGGTGAGGACTTCGATCCGGATGAGGACGCGCAGATACTGGACGACGAGGCGGCAAAGGTCCCCGGGCCCGGGGACATGCCGTCCTCCAAGTTCCAGGCCCTGGTGGATGCTCTCGGGAAGGGACAAGCGGGAGGACAAAAAACACCTCCCGGCCAGGGACAAAAGGCGGCCTAAATGGCACCAGCCGGACTTGACGCCAAGCTGCAAGGCATCGTCAACAACCGCCTGCTGACCTTGCAGCTTGACACCCTGGTCAACGTCGAACCCCAGGTGACGCAGCGTCTGCTGGGCCAACTCGACAAGGCCGCAGTAGAGGTGCGCAAGAGCCTGAACCTCGATGTGCTGACGGCCTTCCAGGAAAACCGACTCAAGGACCAGGCAGCATGGCTGCAATCCACCCGGGACGCCATTCAGGCAAAGCTGGATGCCGCCGTGGCCCCGGTGAGCAAAGACTTGGCGGGAATCGCCCAGGACCACGCCGCTGCGGTGGGCGAGATCATCAGCTTCGGGGGAGCCGTGGGTGCCATGAGCACCACCGGCATTGGAGCCTCCAAGGCTCTAGCCATAGCGTCCATGCCAGCGGACGGGGCCATGCTCCAGGATTACATGCACTGGTTGGGGCAGAAATACTTCTCCCGGGTGGTGGATGAGGTCGGGCAGAGCGTAATCCAGGGCGAAACGTACCGTGAAATGGTGGGCAGGATCGGCAACGCCGCCAGAGGCACGCTGGCCCGCTCCGACTGCATCACCATGGCCCGCACCTTGACTCAGCAGGTGACGGCCGAGGCCGACAAGATGGTCTACGCCCAGAACAAGGACCTGATCGAAGGCGTGGCCTGGCTGTCCACGCTGGACAACCGGACCTGCGCTGATTGCGCGGTTTTGGACGGGATGGAGTGGTTCTATGACCCCAAAGAGGGCATGCGGGGCATGGAATCGCTGCCAGGGCTACCACTTCATCGTCGCTGCCGTTGCCGCACCGTGCCAATCGTGCGATCATGGTCAGACTTGTTTGGTAGCGAGGCGGCGGCATTGGACGCATCCAACAGCGAAGAACTGAGGCCCTACAGCATCAGGGACACCTATAAGACGGGGCCCAACCAGGGACAGCCCTATCAGGTGGGGACCGGGGGGGGCAAAATCCTGGAGGCCGGGCAGACAACCGCCAAGACGGCCGAGGGGTGGATCAAGGAGCATCCCGAGGTGGCCGACCAGATACTGGGCAAGAATCGGGCAGAACTGCTGCTATCGGGCAAGATGAACCTGAACGACATGCTGGATCAGGCCGCCCTGAGACAGGGGACGGTGCGCATGATGCCCTTGAAGGTCCTGCAGGGGGTGCCGAATGATGACAGACGAACAAGTGAAGCGGGCCAGGGCCCTGAGCAGTGAGGCGCTGGGGATAAAGATGCGGCTGGATGCCATGGAGCGCGTGGCAAGGCGTGCGGCAGAACGCCTGCGAGAAATCAGCCGCGAAATGGCAGAATTGCGCGGGAAGGCAATGCCCAGGCTGTCCCGCCAGCAACGCAGGACCGCCGACAGAAAAGCCAGGAACTTGAGTTGAGGCACCAGGACCCCAACGCCCCGTCCCTGCGGGACGCCGTCGCCCTCCTGAACGCTGACTGGTGGCCACCGGAGGCCGTCCGGGTCATGCGCGCGGCCGTGGCCGGGAGCGAGGATATCCTCGCTCTGGAGGCGCTGGAGAGCGAGGGAAGCCCCGGCGCTCGGGAGTTCTTGGCCTTCTGGGAACAGCACGGGGACCAAGTTTATCTGTGCATCCATCGCTGCCCGGTGTGCTCCCGGTGGCTATTGAGCGATTGGGTTTGCTGGCCGACTTGCGCGGAGGCAATGGCGCGAGAGCACGAAAGCGGGGTAGTCAACCTGGGGCTGAAGAGGGCATGATGTGCAACCCTGAACCCGCGCGAGGTTGTCCCGGGGTGACCTGGAGCCCGAGGACCAAGGCGACATGCCCGCATTGTGGGCAGGGCAACCTGTCAGCCTACTCAGTACAACCATGGGAGGGTACAAGCAGGCTGAGGTATCACCTGTGCCCGAAGTGCAGGGGTTACTTCAAGAGCATCGAAGAGGATTCGACTTCGCGGTAGCGGTCAACCTCTTCGACCAGGGACGACACCAGCCCCAACAGTTCGCTGCGAAGTGGTTCATCTCCGCAGCGAAGCACCTTGCGGAGGTCGGAGAAAAAGGAGGATTCACTAAAGCCGCAGTTTTCGTCTTCATCTAATCGGTCAAGCTCGCGGAAGACGTAATCGAGCATGGGTGCTAGCTTGGCTCCCGCTTCAGGGCTTAGCCTGTCAAGACAGCAGACGGAAATAAGGTGGCTGTTCTCGTAGAAGGCATCGGCAAAGGAATTATCACCACCTTCAAAAAACGAGATAAAGTGGGGGTACCCGCCAGCGAATACATGGACTATTTCGTAGCAGGTATGACACATGGGCCATGGGCAGCCACCCCGCTTACCGAGTACGTCATGGATCACGCATCCCCAATAGGGCGATCCGGGTTGAATTGTGCCTCCGCACGATGGGCATTTGTGGGGACGATTGGCGGCGGCTTGGCGCAACCAGAGACTGGTACCTCTGGGCATCTCGGTGACTTTGCAAGGGAGCGGCTGTGACTCTTTCACCATTAGGTCTCCGGTGTCTACTAAATGGAAGCATTATACCATACGGTAAGCCCTTGCCGGTCCCTGGGGTCATGGCCCTTCCGTAGGTTGAGCAAGCCCTGGGATGGAGGCCGGCAAGGCACGCCTCACTTCACCGACCGCCAGATATCCCGAATCACCAGTTGCCCGTGGCTATTAATGACGTCTGAAATCTTGCCGCGATAGTCCTGGGTGGAGAAATATTCTGTGGGACTGTACCGAATATCAACCCGCAAGCCGACGGACTCGGCCCGGGCGATGGCTTCGTTGAGGGATTGGACGGCGGCTTTGACCGCAGATGCTAGTTCCTGGTCTGTTGGCATCGTTTCGTCCTTTCGTGTGAGGGGGGCTGGCGCCGGGGCACCGGGACCATGGGCACCTCTGCTGGGGTGGCCCCGGCGCCAGCAAAAAAGCGGGAAGAAATTTTATGGGCACCACTGGTGTTATGGCCCGCTAATCTTCAATCTCCTGCCGATTCCACGCCTGCCAAAGATGCTTTATCAGCCTCTTTTCCATATATCTCTTCGCCCTGGCGTGCCATAGCGCCGGCCGGCCCTTCTGCTTGTGCTCGTTGACTTCGCCCTTGGGTAGCCGCGCCATCTCGTAGGCCTT